CTGCCGTTTTTTTGGATGAACAAGCCGTGGAATCAATTAGCACCCGCATCGCTTCGGCTATGTGGAAACTTGGTTATAGAAGGACTGTTATTAAATGACCATTGAAATGTTCACAACGGTCTGCGTCCCGGGCATCGCCTCCCTCGCTTACTTCTCCGCCGGGGTGGCCAATATCTGCGTCCGCAACTACCCCCTCGCCGTGATGTGGTTTTGCTACTCCATCGCCAACATCTGCCTCCTATCCTCCGTCCTTCGTAAATGAGTGCCATGAACCCCGAGGAGATTCCTCACGAAGTTAAAGACGGTCTAGTCGCCTCAACCCTTGGCGGTCTGGCAATGACGGCCCGCCTACTACTCTCGACTGAACCTGTTACGATTGGCTGGGTCATACGCAGAGTCTTCGCCGCCGCAATTACCGCCGCCTTGGTAGGTTATGGCATCCAAGAGCATATCCAATCTCCGGGCCTGCGGATGGGTGTCGTTGGTGCCTGCGGGTACTGTGCCCCCGAGGCACTAGACTTCCTTTTAAAATACGTTAAAGCCCGTGGGCAAACCGAACTCAAAAAAGTGGGGGTCAAAAATGCCAAAGGAAAACGCAAACGCAAGTGACACCAATTTGCTTCTGGCTGTCGCTGGGCTGACCTTCTTTGCGGGAGTCTCGGCGCTGGCCGTGGCGTGGATCAGCGGGAACATCATCGAATCGTTTCAGAACACGCAGAATGTCCACGCTATGTTCATCACGCAGGGCGGACTGGTGACGGATGACAAGGTGACAGGCCAGAACTTGAACCGGGCAAGTGACGCGCTTAAAGCCTGCCGGGACTTCGGCTGGGCTTTGGCTGTGGGGTGCCTAGGGGTGGGGGTAGCGGTATTGACCCGTCTTTGGCGTTCAAGGGCTTCCTAGGGCATCCTAGGGGGTCTTATTCGGTATCGTACTTCGTGCCTTGGTAATACAACGCTGCCCCCACCTTGCGGGGTTCAATAATCCCGTTGGTGACCATAGCCTTGATAAGGGCTTCCGCCTGGTCGCGCTGGAGTTTATGGTCGGCCACCAGTTCCTCCAGCAACGCCCCACGGCTAATCTTGGGCTTCGACTCGAAGTGCCGATACTGCTGGCCCACCTTGAGGAGTTCAAACCCGCCGGCCAAGGGGGCAACCTCCCATAGCACCCGATCATCGGCGTGTTTCAGTTTGAGGGATAGGGTAGGCTTGCCGTCGGGCGTCCGCATCCCAGCGAGCTTGCCCCGCTTCGTAAGGTTGAATGAGAACACGGGCAGTTCCTTCGACTCCCGGCGGATGTTGATGATGGCCCTCGCCCAGTTCACTAACTCGGAACTCCCGATACCGCTATACATCTGGTCCGACACCGTCTGGCCGTCCTTCACCTCTTGGGGCTTTGGCTTACCTTCGTGGTGGATGAAGACCATAATGCACCCCGTCTCCTGCAACACGGGCTGGACAAGGTTGCGGAGGAAGTGGGAACAGACCTCCTGTTTGGATAGGTCGCCCCCCACATAGGACAGCAGCGGATCAGCGACTAGCACATCCAACTTATGCCTTACGATAATCTTCCGGCACAGGTCTACGAAGTCTTTCCCCGTCTTCGACGCTTCCGTAAAGAACTTGAGGTTTTGCTTACAGAGGACTTTTTCATCGGGCGCGAGACGCATCCCCGACGAGACGCCTTGGTAGGCTTCTGCGAGGTCTCCGATGTCGCACTCGGCTTGAACGACTGCGATTTTGAGGGGGCGAATGACGGGTATGCCAAATAACTCACGCCCAATGGCCCATGAAGCTGCCATCTGCATAACGAAGGATGACTTTCCGATACCCGATTGTCCAGTAACGAGTAAAGACCCTCCTCGGCATAGATATCGTCCGTGGCCCACAACGTGGTTCGGATCGTTCTTGGTGTCGTAGTTTTCGAGCGTGTCCGTGCTGACCTCTTCGGGGAAGTCTTGGCCTTCGCGCCAGGCGATGAACTCGTCCCAGTCCAAGGCTCCCGTTTTGAAGGCGATGATCTTCTGTTCGTTCTCCCCACGGAAGACGCCACCGAGACGGCTCCAGCGGGACGGATTTTTGTTTTGCGGGTCGGGTTCATGGTCGGAAAGATAGTCATACACCGTATTACGTCGCTCTTCCCATTGCTCCTTGGTCTGGGCGTCGACGCGCACCCAGGCGTGAACGGACTTGCCGCCCGAGTCGACGAGCAGGCTGATGGGTAGGTTAGACTGCTGGAAGATGGCCACCTGCTCGTCCTTGGGCTTCTTGTCGAACTCGACTAGCACATGGCGGTAGTTGGACACCGAGCCGTCCGTACCCGTGAAGTCATCGGGCGTAAAGGGGTTGATGCGAATCCAAGCCCCCGACTCCGTGTCGGCGAACTTGCCAGCCCCCACGGCTCCGGGGCCGAAGAACTTGGTGATCCATTCGGCGCGGGCAAGGAAGATGCCCTTGGAGGCGGGGAACCACTTTCCCTCCTCGGTCTGGCCAGCCTCGTTCGTGATGCAGATGACATCGTCGTCCTTAAAGCAGTTCAGCAGGACGTCGGCGGTCGTGAAGGGGGTCTGGGCGTCGGCCAGCTCGGCGACACGCTTGGGGTCAAACACGAAGCGGCCATTGGCACCGACCCGGCGGTCGTTGTCCCGACCCTTCGACAGCCAGCCCTTCTGGCGTTCGTGCGGCTTGACGTAGGCGTCGTTCAGTTTGTGACGCAGGTCTTTCTCCTCCCAAGGTGGCGAGCAGCGGGCGTTGAACTCCTGGAGTAGGCTCCAAGCGTCCGACCACGGGAGGTCGAAGCCATTGGCCAGAATGCTGGCGGCGCGGTAGGTGGCGGGGTGTCCACCTTGGCCGGCTACGGCTGGGGGCAATTTAGCGAGATAGGCTCTCGCCCCGGAAATACGATCTTCGGTGGTCATGGTGGCTCTTGGATTGGTGACTTACAGGTTTTGTAGCGTCAACCGTAATAGTTAACCACGACGATACGCTTGCCATCGAACCGACGCAGTTTGATTTGCTTCAGCGCACCGCCGGCCACCAACTGCCTTACATTCATCATGGCCGTGGTCTGCACGACCCCCCACCGCTTGGCGAAGTCCTTGACGCTGTAATACCCCTTCGGGACTTTGTCCTCCCGCTTGGCCTTGATGTCCCAGAGCTTCTTGAGGAAGTAGTCGGTATCGGAAGTAGTCTTCATACCGGCAAAATCCATTCGTCTTGATCGTGCGGCTGCTCATGCACCCACGGTATGAGTTTCTCGTCCGTATAGTACCCGAAGACCATGCCCTGCGACCAGGCAAAGGTGGCCCTGCGCGTATTGGCATAATCCATAGCCCCCCGGCGGGTCAAGGTACCAACGCTGATGCCCGTCGGAGTATCGTCCCGTCGTCCAGTCATGCGACCGACCTTGTGCGTATGGGCGAAGATTACGTTCCCGTACATCTCGGCCATATCCCGAGGGGCGTTCTCGCCGTATACCGTGCCGTGCGTGAACTTGTAGTTGGCTAACTGGAACGCTTGCCAGATGCCCGTGTACTCGACGAAGAGGGCTTTCCGCTTTCGGCAATGCTCTTGGATATCATTGATGAGGCGAATCGCATACCCCGAGTAGACCTCATCGTCCGAGGCTGCTTCGCGCCAGAGGCGGACTTCGTGGTTGCCGGCCAAAACGACATTCGGGCGGAGCTGGTCGAGGAACTTGAGTCCCCCGCCGATGTCGGGTTCGACGGAGTCGCCCTTGCCCCGTGCCGAGGACATGAAAGGAGTCATATCCACAAAGTCCCCAAGGTGGACGGTCATATGGGGCTTCCAGCGTTCCTTGAACTTTAGCACCCCCTCGATGGCCTTCGGATCGGCGTACATCCCGTGGGAGCAGCCAACCGCCATGAACCGTTTCCAGCCTTTGTTAATATTCATTTAAGGGAAAGTAGATGGGGATGGACGGGCGGGCGACCATACCCCGTGTAGATGAAGGCCAGCTTCATTCGGCGGGCGGCTTCCTGCACGGCGCGGATAGTATGTTTATACTCACAAGCGGTTTCCTTGCAAGTCAGACCACGTTTCATTCCCTCGATAACGGCTATCCGAGCGGGTCGGATATGGGGCGGGTTACGGCTCATTAGCGGTTAAGCAGGTTGACGCTGGTATGCTCGCCGTTATGGACTTCCCAAAACTCGACATTGGAATTCTTGAGGGTCGGCAGGACATTCCGCTTCCATTTGGCCATCTCGGAGGCGAACTCATCCCGGCTGTAAGTAACAAACTCGGGATGCTCGACCTTACCGCCGTCGAGGATCACCAAGAGGGCACGGCACCGCTTGGGGAGTTTGTCGGTGTACTGGGTCAGTTTGATAGGGGGCTTTCTCATTTTTTGTGTTTGGATGGTTTAAGGGAAATATTTAATTGCTTGGCTGCGTCGTAAAGGCTGGTGCGTGAGATATTGTATAGCTCGGACGCCTGGGCATAGGTCAACCCTTGCTCGGACGCCTTGATGAGGCAGTCCTTGACCGACCCCCACTTGGCGCGGGGCTTGAGGCAGCGGAAGGGCAGACCTAGGCGGTAGGAGCAGTAGAATAGCGAGGCACGGGGTTTGCCGCTATGCTGGATGGCCTCATCGATGGTCCATCCGTTCTTGTGGGCAAGAAGGACAACGGCCTTGGTTTTGCCGTAGTTTGACCTTCCGGGCGTCATGCGATCATCGGAGCTCATTTGAACTGCTTGCCCTCCTTGGCGGCGTTCCATTCAATAACGGATGTCCAATTATTTATGCTACCCGACTTCGCATTGTTTGGGGTAACGCATTTGCTTAAAGCGGTGTAATGAACAGCAAGCAAATCCCCAGCCTTGGTCAGCCTCTCGACCTCGGCCTTGAGGCGGGCATTCTCGGCCTTAAGTTCGCCGATGCGCTTCATCATAGTCACTTCAAGGGATACTGGTTTCATATTCGTGTTAAATTGGTCACTCATGGGAAACAGCGTCCGGGGTGATGGCGTTGCCGGAAAGGATCGCAGATTCCAAAATCTCCAAGCGAGCCTTCAACATAGCGTTGTCCAGGCGAAGCTGGCTGTTCTCCTTAATGTGCTGCTCCAGTTGACGCGCTGAATAGTTGCGCAACCACTCGTAGTCACCAAAGGCAACCCAATCCCCCTCTTGATTGAGAAGCATTTGCATCATTCCCCCTTTGGGGGCTGACAGATGCGTTTTAAACCGCTTCGGAAATCCGTCGAAGCGTCCGTGTTGACCTAGGATAGTTGGGGTACTCATAGTCGGTAGTAATGGGCAAGCTCGGAGGCTATGGCCTTAACCCCAGCAGGGTCAATAGCCGAGCGAGTATGTTGAATCTGCATCGAGGACATCATGTCCTTTAGACTCCACTCTTCCTCCTCGTTTGCCGGCCCGAAGCCTGGCCGTTGAATCTCCACCGTAATGAAGTGGGCGTCGATGTGCGACGAAAGGAAAGTGTACTCATTCAGATATCGCCAATCGCACACCAAGGCCACGGGGCGAACCCCCAAAGGGGCGTAGTCGAAGAAACTATGCACCGAGGCATTGAGGTGCCTAGCAAAGATGTCCTTATCAATCCCCCGGAGGGTACGGCCAAGTTCGACAAGGAAGGCGCGGTTTTTCACCTTGAACTCCTCGCAATGAAAGTCCCGCTCCCCAGCCTTGAAAACCCCCATCGAGCGGAGGACATCGTTGGCCCTGTCTTTGAGGACATCGGCAAACCTAAACACCTCGCAGCGACTGTCGCCCCGAGCCATGTATTCCATCAGACAAGCGGCGAAGGTATCCTTCCCCGCGCGAGCCACCCCGGTGATCATAAAGACCAAGGGCTTATTGTTTTTCGTATTCATCGTGGAAAAATGCGACCGTAGATGGGGTGGGGGTTATGAGCCTTCGAGGGTGACCCCCCCGAAATCCGCCAATCGGCACCAATGGCCTTCGACGCCGACTCCTTGGACAGACGCTCGGCACCGCGCACCCCGAATTGCTTCAGCTTGCGGACCTGTTTAAGGGTGGCCAATCCAAGGGCTTCCCGTGCCTTCAGACGCCCTAGCATCCACTCGGCTTGGTCAACCGTCATGCCCTTGGCGTAAACGCCGTACCGCTCAAGTTCTGTGCCTTGGTAGCCAAACATCGCAGACTCGGTGGTCGGTGCCGGCAGGACGAACCCGAAGACAGCGCAGGCCACGGATAGGTCAATCAGACCCTTCTCTTTGGCCTCCCGGGCGGATGCCTTGGACTCCTCAAAGGCGATGCGACGCAACATGGCGTCCTCGGCGGAGCGGTCGCAGGCGTCGGCCACATCAAGGGGGTCGTGCCCGCCTTCCACCGTTATCCCCTTGGCGTGAGGGTGGGTCGTGAAGGCGTCCGCAGGGGTGAAGGAGTTTTCCCCGCTGATCCACATCGGGTCGAGGATGAGGCAATCAGTCTTGCCAGGAGCCGTCCGCAGCCCGCGCCCAATCATCTGGCACCAGAGGGCACGGGACTGGGTCGGGCGGAGGAGGATGACGCAATCCGTCTCGGGGGCATCGAACCCTTCGGTGAATAGGTTCACATTGCAAAGCACCCGCAGGTCGCCCCGCTTAAAGGCGTCGACCGTGCCGGCACGGAACTTGGAGGTGCTGCCGTCGACATGGCCGGCCTCGACGCCACGCTGGCGGAGGAGAGCCACCAAGCGGACGCTGGTATCGACCTCGGGCAGAAAGCAGATGGCCTTCTTGCGGTCCCAGCGATTCAGCTCGGTGACGATGGAATCGGCCACGGCCTCAAGGGCGTCGTCGTAACCGCGCAGGCGGATCATGGACATCTCGACGGGCATCTTCTGGGCCAAGGGGCGGACTAGGTGCCCCGCTTCGATAAGGGTGCGGATGGCAATCTCATAGGCGACGGTGAAACCCACGGATTCGAGCCTCTGGCGGTCAAGGCGGTCGGGCGTGGCGGTCACCGCAACCTTCGGGCCGGTGAAGACCTTATTGAACTTTTCCCAAGAGGAGGCGACGGCGTGATGGGCTTCGTCGAAGACGACCAGCGCGGTGGCTTTGTCCTCGGCGGAGATATGGTCGAAGTCGGCGGAGAAGACTGAGAGGGCTTCCCCGACCACGCCGGCACGGGTCATCGTTGCCTGGGCTTGGTCAATCAGTTCCTTACGGTGGGCCACGAAAAAACACTTGCGCGTCGTGCCAATCTGCCAGCGGTGCATAATGGCCGATGCGATCACCGTCTTACCAGCCCCGGTCGGGGCGACGATGAGCGGGGCAACGCCCTTGGCGACAAAAGACAAAGCAGCGGTGACCGCTGCCTCTTGATAGTCTCGGAGCTTCAGTTCCATGTTAGGCGATAAAGAAGTTCTTGCCGTCATGGTTAGCAAAGACGCCGGTGTCCTTAAACAAACCCCACGTCGATTCGCTGCTGTCGCAATCAAGGCTCCATTCGTTATTCCGAAAGGCTACAGTATACAGGTCGTTAAACCAATGCACCGTCTTGCCGGCGAGAACGGCCTTTTTGACCTGCGTGGGGGTCATGCTAACAAGCACAGGCTTTTCGGGTTCAACGGCGTACTTGGCGGCGGAGATGATTGTGTACTGGGGACGCTTCGCACCACAGCGGAACACGAAGTACTCGGTCTTCGGGTTGCCCTTCATCATGCCGCGCAGCTCGGAGGCGTCGATACGCTTGTCGAACCAGTAGCGGGTAGGCTCGCCGCCGTGGCAGGAGACATAGGCACCGTTGTAAGTGTAGTGGCACGTCCAAATCGTGTGCGTCCAGGCGTCGAACTTGGAGGTGTCGGCGGCGATGCACTCTTCGATGATAGACTTGAAGTCGAGCAGCGAGAGGGCGAGTTCTTGTTTCTTTGTGAGTTTCATGGGTATTATGGGTGGCAAGACCTGTTGTGTATATTGCCGTGGACAACACAAGCACAAAAAAGGAGGAACTTTCGTTCCCCCTAAAGTACCGCCTAGACCCCCCCTTTAAAAAGGGTTGGCCTCGGGGCCAGCCGGCAGGCGGGTGAAGAAGGAGGCTTGATAGGCCACCCCCTCCGACCCGTCCTTCTTGACGTACTTGCGCTCGGTCACCTTGACTTTGAGCGTACGGGATACCGCACGGGTGCAGACCGTGGTCAGAAACGACTCGTCGACCTCCAGCTCACCGCCGGAGATATACTTCTTGATCTCCTCGTCATTGGCCGTGGCAGCAACGAACTGCTCCAGGCGGTCGTGGCCGCCGTTCTTGTCGGGCTTGGCGAACAGGTCGCCGAAGACCGTCTCGCCTTCGCTGGTGACGAAGGTGATGCGGGCGTACAGGTCGGCACGGGGCGGGAGGTAGTCCTGCTTGAACGCCGCCACCGTGCAGGTGTAGGTGCCAGCCTTGGTCACATACTTGCGATCTTCGGCGGCGTTGGGGTTGAACTTGAATGCCATGATGGTATTTGGGTTATTGGGTTATGGTTATGGGTGGTGGAAAGGTTACTGTGCCCACTTCGGGAGGGCCAGCGTCTGGATGTCCTTCGGGTAGCCGGGGAATTGCTTGAAGGTGTTGCATTGGCGGAAGGTCTCAATGGCCGAGAACATCAAGGCGAGACCCTTCGTGTGTGCCGCCTCGTCGAGCGTGTAGATTGCCCAGTCATTCGGGGCGTCCTTCTCCACGGCAATCAGATAGAAACCTTCGGCTTCCGCCAGCGTCGTATACCACGCCCCTTGGAGGTAGTACTTAAAATTGGCAATATCCTTGGAGAACGATTCCGCGCCAGCGTCCATTGTGGTTTTGATGTCCACGACGTAACGCTTGCCCGTCTCCTCGTTGAGCAGGATGGCGTCGAGCCTTCCCTTGATGAGCGTACCATTCACCGTGCCTTCGAGCGGGACTTCCGTCGAGTCAATGACGGCGTCCAAGTCCGCGCACAGTTTGTCCAAGGCTTCACGGGCAGCAATGCTTACGCTGGTCACCAGCTCGGACTCCTTGGCCGTAATGGCTTCTTGGCCAGGGCGAAGCGAAGACTGGAACGAAGCCCAGATTTCTTTTCCATCCTTGGTGCGACGATCACACTCTGGGGCGACGCAGATGAGGGCGTCGTACTTCACGGGTTCGAGCGTTGCCAAGTGGACAAGCGAACCGATGCGCTGGGCTGGCGTCTGCTCGTCACGGTCACGCTCAAGGTATGCCTTAAAGTGCAAAGGTGAACGGATGATTTCTTTGGCACCGCTCTGGCTCAAGCCGGGGTGACTGTTGTAGTCTTTTTCGAGGATGGTTTTCATGGGAGGTAAGTGATGTGTTCGGTGAACCAGAAGTAGGCTTTCAAACCGTAGAAGACGGTGATGAGCGTGACCAGTATCACAAAGAAACAATAGGCCGAGGCATCATAGTTGTCGTCCCAGCGGACGTGCTTACGCCCGATGATAATGCCGGCCCAAACGAAGGCGAAGACCAGCAGGGCGATGCCAGCCGTAAACAGGTCGAGGATGAATTGCTTTTCCATATTAATTGTTTTGGATGGTCGTGAGTTTCTTGTAGTTCGCCTGGCCTTCCGCCGAGACGATCCCGCGCAAGTAGCGGAGTTCGGCATCAACGCCGGCTCGCTGCTCCTTGAGGTCGTTCAGCTCGAGACGGGCCTCGAAGCAGTTCTGGCTCATCTGGTGGACAATAGCCGTGAGGGCCTTGACCTGCTCTTCCGGGGTGCGGTCGGGCAGGGGCTTGAACTCATGGCGGGTTTCTTGGTCTTCTGGGGTTTGGTGGCTCATAGGGAGAATTGTTTGTCGACGGCGGAGAGAAAGGCGGCGGGCTTCTTGGTCAAGGTTTCTTCCAAGTCGGGGCTGATGTCTGCCCAGCCCTGTTCGTCTGTCAAGTGGCCAACCTGCCGTAGCACGGCAACGGCGGCCTCCCGCTTGCCTTCTGGGACCAGTTCGTCGATGGATAGGGTGTTGGCTCGGGTGACGGGCTTGGAGGGCGTGGCGTCGAGTTCTTCGACGGTGTAGGTTCCGAAGCAGCACTCCGGGGCAATGAGGCGGACGCCTTCGCTGATCGCACGGGCGGTCAGCATCCGACGAGGCCACTTCCGCCAGTTGTCCTTCGGCTTGCCGTCCTTACCCAGCGCGGTGCCGTTCCCGACATACTCTTTCATGTCGGCCACGATGACCGCTTTGGAGTCGCCCTTGGAGAACTCCGCTTCGACGAGGCTGTCCGTGCGGGTGATCCAGTTGACCTTACCGCCGGCCAGTTGATACTTGGCCAGTAAGGCGTCCGAGCGAATGGCGAGCTGACCTTGGATGAAGTGGTAGGTCCGCGCCAGTTCCAGCGGGGACTTCTTTTCGACCAGGCATTGCATGGCCAGAATCTCGCCCTGCTCGGGCTTATCTAGACCGAAGATGCCAGAGAGGAAGATAGACCGTCCGAGGGTCTTGATCGCCATCATCGGGTCGGAGATGCGGTCGTAGACGCCGGCGGCGGAGGCGGTAAGTTCGTGCGCGGACGACTGCGTCACGGCGGTCAGTTCGTTGGGTTCCATGTTAGGCGATGGCCTTGGCGGCTTCGAGAAGTTTGCGGCTTGAGATACGGCGAAGGACGCCGTCCAGCATCATGTTGTACGACACCTTCGTGTTGACCACATAGGGCTTGAGCCGGCGAGCAACGGTGCCGTCCGAAAGGACGACGTACTCGGTATCTGGAATGGAGGCCAGCAAGCGAGCTGGCGGGGTCTTAATTAGTTTAGTGATCATGGGAGAATCAGATGTGGTAAAACTTTTTTTCACGACGCATGGAGGCCAAGATGCTCAAAGCCAGATGACGCACTTCGGGAGAATTGCTTTCCCGCGCCGCAGTAGATTCGGCGGCGGAGCGAATCATGTCGTTTTCAAACTCCTCAAACTCGATGTGATCCAGCAGTTCCTTCTTGGGAACGAGGTGGAACCTTTTCTTGCCGGACTTACGTTCTTCATGAACGATGAGCTGGGCCTGGTTGAGGTCGGCCACTTCGGTGGCTTCGACTCGGTTGTAATATCGGATAATCATGTTGGGCGGGTGGCTAGGATTCAGAGGTTGAATTGCTGCGCGTGGGAGAGCAAGCAAAAAGCGTCAGATGTTTTGAGTGTAATCTTTTCCACCAAAGGAAAGCGTCTCTGGGCCTCCCGCTTTAAAATGTTCTTCCACTCCGTCGTCGTATGCCCCCCGCCTTTCTTTGTGCCTACCCCCAAGGTCTTCTGCCACTCCTGGGGCGTCACCAGCACCACCTTGAATCCCCGCCCCTGCCACAGGCCAACGATCCAGCCGTAGGAGTAGCCCAGTTTGAACGACGCCGAGGCGGGGATAGGGCCGACGAACGCCGGCACCTTCTCGATGACCACCGTCGTATTGATTGGCGGGCAAAGCTCGGTCAGTCCGTCGATGTCTCCCCAGATGATGCTGGAGCCTTCGTCCAGTACCCAGCCACCAGACGCGCCCGGGTCGATGCAGAGGTAGGGCTTCACTTGATGAGCGAGTAGTACACCGAAGCCACTCGGTCGGCAGCGTCCCGCTTGAACGCAGGTGCGCGGTTCTTGTCGCAGTCAATGTCCTTGAACCCAGTCGGCCCCATAGCAAAGCAAAGGTAGATTTGCTCGGCAGTCGGCTTCAACACGCCCTGCTTCAATAGTTGCTCCCGGCACCAGTTCACATACGCAAAGGCAATCGCCCGCTGGTTGTCTGGCACCTGCCAGAGCGAGCGTTTAATCTTCGGGAGTTTGTTATCGTCGCGCCACTTGTTGGCCATTAACCAAGCGGCGATGTGCATCTGCCAAGCCCCGACCGCTGCACCCTTGTCGCCCACCGCTTTGTAGTCACCGCCCGATTCAATCTGGCCAATGGTGTTCGTGAGGATCATCAGCTCGGCGGCGTCACGCTCGGGCGGGGTCATGGCTGCCAGAGCAGCCGTCAACATAGCGAGGGTATTCATAAGCCCCTAGGGGTACTGTCCCCAAAAGCAAAGGCAATCAAATATTTATCCCCCAGGGGGGGGAAATCCTTCGGAAAATAAAAAGGGGTCGCAATATTTTAGGGGGTCTTCGTTTTCTAGCACTTTATTCCCCAGCGGAATACGACCTCAATACTGGCCAATAAATACGGGCATTTAATTGACCTACGAATCTGGCCGGCAATCGTCGGGTGCAATCCGACCTGTCGATTTGCGGAGATTAAGTCGGCCTATTCTACGCACCTTTTTTGCCTATTAAATCCCAGAAAAATCCCGATCACGCCCGCGCAGAAACTTTTTTTCCTATTAGATTTTTCGAAAAATCGGCATTTTTTCGAGGGGGGTTATGAGTTCCGGGTATCGACCCCCCCCAAAAACCCCGAAATCGTCGTCACACAATTGTAACAATCGTAACATGACATCCTAACTTATGATTAAATCATAGGTTGTTAGGTAATGTTATAAAGTTATTTTATTATAAAACTATATTCCGTAAACCTCCTTTCGTTTGCCCCGGAAAGCTGGCGCGGGGCGGGCTTGACTGATCCGACGGCAACGGCCGGACGGCAAAGGGGTTGCCAAGCCCGCAAGGCGGGGCGGACGGCAACGGGAAGGGCAAGGGCAAGGGGTTGACCTGGCAACCTGGCGGGCTTGCCAAGGGCAAGGGCATAGGGTTGCCGGCCAAGGGCACGGGGCTTGCCCTAGGCGGGGCGGGA